ACGGTTGTGTTTTAGAGGCACTTGGATACTTGAAAGGTCCAGCCGATATGATACAATACTACGATAAAATGTATAATCAGTCTGTACAGGCTCTAGCCACATATGAGATGGGGCGTGACCGTAGAGACGAATTTCGAGATGGCGTTATTCGTATCCCTCTCGAGTCAAGGAACCCATAGGAGATAATTATGGCAATTACACAAGCTGTCTGTAACAGTTTCAAAGTGGAGATCCTGAAAGGCCTACACAATTTTACGGCAACGACGGGGAATACTTTTAAACTTGCGCTATACGACAACGAAGCAACATTAAGTAAATCAACAACTGCTTTCACACAATCTGATGAAGTAGCAAACTCAGGAACTTATTCTGAAGGTGGCGGAACTTTAACTTCCGTAACTCCAACTTTATCAGGTGATTCTGCTGTATGCGATTTTAATGATATATCATTTACAAGTGCAACTATTTCCGCACAAGCTGCTGTTATTTATAACAGCTCAACTGTATCTGGTTTAACAACAAACGCATCAGTGTGTGTTCTAGATTTCGGAGCTGTAAAAACTTCAACAGCTGGCACGTTTACAATTACGTTCCCTGCTGCTGAATCAACTGCTGCAATCATAAGAATAGCATAGGAGATAATTCATGGCCTCTCTTCAAGGATGGGGCCGACAAACCTGGAATGCGGGTGCATGGAATACTTTTGCACCCGTAAACGCTACAGGTAATGGCCTCTCATCTTCTGTTGGTACTGTTTCCCTAGTTACCACAAATGTATTTGGGGTCACAGGATTCCAAATTACATCTAGTATTGGTGATGCATCTCAGGCTTCTGAGTATGCTGCAACTGGTAATGCCCTCACATCTACTGCGGGGACAATGCCTAATCCTACTATTGTAGACAATCAATTATTAACAGGATGGAATAGAGGTGTAGGAACTACTTTACCACTCGGATGGAGCACATCCTCTTGGGGTAATGGTGATTTCATATTAAGCACAGCAAACGGATTATCTGGTGTAGGGCTAACTTCATCATTAGGTGAAGAAGTTCCAACAGGTAATGCTGATGTTACTGCAACCGCTGCAGGTTTAACCTCCACCACTGGCACTGCAGTGGCAACTGGTATTGCTGAAGTTAATCCAACAGGTAATGCGTTAACTTCAACTTTAGGAACTGAAATAGCAACTGGAGATTCAAACGTAACAGCTACAGGAATTGCATTAACATCTGCTCTTGGTGAAGAAGACGCAACAGGTGTTTTCCAGTCAGGATGGGGTCGTGGTGCAAATCAAGTTACTGGTCAACTAATAGGTTGGAGTGATAATCTTTGGAACATTCTTGAAACAGAATATGCCTTTACAGGCGTATCAGCTACTTCTTCTCCTGGTGATTTAGGTTTCCAAGGTGATGTAGCGCCTACAATTACGGGTCTAGAATTAACATCAGCAGCTACAACTCCAGAAACTTCTATTTTCGTAACAGGTGTATCTGCAACTTCAAGTATAGGCACTTTCTCTATTACTGGCGATAACAATACAACCATAGTTGTAACTGAACAAGGTTTAGTATCTAGTGCTGGAACATTACCGATAACCATAGATGCATCTCCGCAGGTAGTAACTTCTTCTTTAGGATCTTCAACCATAACTGGTGATGCAAATATTACACTCACAGGTAACGCAACTACTGTTTCTCTTGGTGACGAAGAAGCATCTGGATCTGCTCCTGTCGATGTAACAGGAAATATTTTAAATATTGATCTAGGTAATGTTACAGCCACTGGAGGAGCGACAGTCACTGTAACAGCTGCAGGATTAACATCAAGCATAGGGGATGCTTCTCAAGAAACTAGCTATGAAGCACCAAGTGTGGCCTTAACATCTAGTGTTGGAGCTGTATCAATTCGTACAGATGTGGTCTTTACAATCACTGGCAATTCTGTTACTAGTAGTGTAGGTAATTTACAAGGCACCTTCTGGAGCCAAGTAGATGACTCAAACAGCGGAATAAGTTGGACAGAAGTTCATAAAGCTGCATAAAAGTTTTGACAAACTTTAAAATAATCATTAAATTTTAAATTAGGAGATTAAATGGCATCAACTTATTCGACAGGTTTAAGAATAGAGCTACAAGCTACTGGAGAAAATTCAGGAACTTGGGGTACTATTACTAATAACAATTTCTCTCAAGTATTTGAATTTGCTATAGCTGGTGTTTATGCAAAAACTCTCTCTGGCACAGGACCTACAACTTTAACAAATAATGATGGTCCTCAAACTCAAGCAAATAATGAAGCTAGACAAAACCAAATAATTTTTTCTGGAACTATTTCGTCTACTCACATAGTGCAGTTTCCAGCTACACAAAAAACTTACGGACTTTATAATAACATTTCAGGAGGCGCTGATGTTACTGCAAGATTAGGCGCTTCTGGTAACACAGTAACAATTAAAAATGGAAAATACAGATTAGTTTCTACTGACGGAACTAATTGGTATGATATATTTACATTAGCAGGTTTAGGTGAAGCATGGATTGATAAAGCAGTAGGTGACTCACCTTATGCTGCATCAGCTGGAGAAAATATTTTTGTTGATACTTCAGGTGGAGCAGTAACAGTTAATTTACCTTCGAGCCCTGCTCAAGGTGATCAAGTAAAATTTATAGATTCCCATGGTACATTCGGTACCGCAAATTTGACAATAGGTCGAAACAGTGAAAAGATACAGGGAACCGCTGCTGACCTAACAGTTTCAACTAATGGCGCTGGCTTAGCACTTGTGTATTATGATAGTGACAATGGTTGGAGATTAAAATATAACGATTAATTATGGCTAACTTACAAGATATAGTAAACAGAAGTGAAGTAGGGGCTATCAAGCCTTGGACAAAAGCAACAGCTCCAGATGGATATTTATTATGTGATGGTGCAGCCGTTTCAAGAACAACGTATGCAGATTTATTTGCAGTTGTTGGAACTACTTACGGCACAGGAGATAACTCAACTACTTTTAATGTTCCTAATCTACAAGGTAAAATGCCTCAAGGTTTTGATGGAAACACATACAACTTAGCAGGCACAGGTGGAGCAAATACTGTTACCGTTTCTGTAACCGACAACAAAGCAGCAACATCTACAACTACACAAGCTGTAACTATTACAGGTAGTATTGACAATACATCTTTAACAACAGCTCAATTAGCGAGTCATGGACACCCTATTTTATCTCAGCAAGGAACTGGTACTCCCATGATGGCAGGTCGTATGTTTTCAGGATTTTATAGACCAGGTCAAGGTAGAAGAGACAACTCTGGATTTAACGTAGATGTAGCTTCTCAACAATCAACAAATGTTCAAAATACTAATGCTGGATCTGGTACAGGTCACAATCACAGTCATACTTTATCAGGAACTCTAACAGGTAATATTACAACAAACTTAACAGGTTCTGTTACAGCTTCAGGAACAAATTCATTTTCACCTTTTGTGGTGGTTAACTACATAATTAAACATTAGGAGATATAAATGGCTACACAAATTGTAATACTAAATGGTGACTCAATTTTATTAGATGATTCTTACAGAATAAGTTGGGAAGACAAAGGTAAAAATTGGGTAGATGGTTGGACACCAAACACAATTCATGCTGTCGTTTATAACAATGCGGTCGGGCCAAATGAAATACAAAATATAGATGCATCAACGGGTATGATGACTGGTAATACCCCATTAACAGCTACGAGTGATGCAGTTGGATCTACAACAATAGCTGATTTGTTAGCATGGGGAGAAACTAGAAAAAATCAAATAGATGCTGCTCATTTAGATTATGACAATTATTTTGAAAATGCCATAGCTAAATGGATGGACGATGGAAACGAAGCTGTAGATTTTCATGCAAATAATGCTAGTGCTACTGCTTCATATATTGATTGGTCAAAATCTTGGATTGACTACGACGAAAATTATTCTTAATTTTCTGGCTTAAAGTCTTTATTAGGGCCGTTTAAATCTACGTAATGAATAAATAATTGATGGTGCCAATATTCTTTTGGTTGATCCAATATGGGTCTCCAATGAGGTATTTCACAACCCTTATAAATTACGCCATCTCCTGTTTTTATAACTATTGGTGTATCTCCCATATATAAAGGCCATTCGTAGTTGGGATCTTCGTAAAAGTATTTTAAAGTTAAAGAAGCACTAATTTCACATGAAGCTCTGTCTTTGTGTTTCACTAATTCAGAACCTCCAAAATATATTCTGTTATAGGAATAAATAGGTTTTAATTTTAAATTTGTTTCAAGTTCCATAATAGGATGTAAATGATGAATAATATGAGTATATATTTCTGAGTGAGAAGAATGCAAAGCTGATGATAAAGGTGCTTGAGAATCCCCTCCTGTAATATTTTTTAAACTAAACGACGTTAAAAATTCTACCATATCAGGTGAAAGCATATTCTTTACATATTTGTAGTGCTCTTTCATTAACGAATCCATGTAATAATTGCATGTCTATCTCCGTTAGTAACAGGTGTTACTGCATGGGGAAAACAAAAATTACTAGGGAATACTACAACACTTCCAGTTTTCTTTTTAACAACGTGTTCACCATCAAAAAAAGAAAAATCACCGCCATCATATTTGTCATTTAAAATAAAAGAACAACTTAAAACTCTTGGATATAAATCAAAATGATCTGTATGTGTTTTATATTCACCTTTTTCAGACCCTTTATAAATTAAATGCATATATCCCGTATCTTCTGTTGTTAATCCTGTAGAAAAATGCACAAAAGTGTCAGCGTATTTTTGTAAAACTTTACCTACACATTCGTAAATTTTTTTATCAAATTCTTTACTTAATACTTTTTGATAACAATTTCTAAAGCCAGAGATCTCTGTGTCGTCACTAGTTCTTGCTCTTTCAAAATCATTAAAATTAATATTATTTACAATATTTTTACATGTTTCTTGATCTACAACGTCATCGTAGCATTTTATATAATCTTCTAGATTTATCATTTAAAAGATTTTTTACTCCAAAAATATTTTTTATACCTATCCATCCACCGACTACTTAAAATATCCATAACCTTACCATGTGCCTTCTCATAATAAAAACCGCTCCAATGCTTCCATGATTCTCTCTTAAATGGTATTACTTGAACCATTGGATCACCTGCTTTTATCAAAAATTGTTTGTCTCTTTTATTTAAAATAAATGGAAAGTTGATGTTATTAATATAAGTATCTGTATCAACAACTCCTGCAATAATATCAAATCTAGTTTCTATTCTATTCATTGGTTTTACAAACAAACAACTGTAACCTGGTGGTGTTATGATTAACCACTTGTTAATAAATTTTCCTGCGTTCTCACCAGCTGTTTTTTTCCACTCCTCTGGTAGCTGCGCTTTATTGTGAAATCCAAAATTATTATGTTCTCTATTAGCGGGTGTTACAGAAAAATCATTTTCTGTTGGGTCAACTACGTAGTCTTGATCAAAAGGTATGATGTAGCCCATCGTCAGAGAATCAAGAAAAGGCACACATGTTTTTAGTGTAGGTTCATGCAAGTTGTCCTCCTTAAACCTTTTAAGCTTTTTATATTCGTCAGGTATAAATCTTGATGCTGGTTTTGGGTTTGGCCAAATATCTTTCATGTCTTCGTTTGTTGCAACAAATTTTATTTTTTTTTCAAACATCTTTTTTTTCAAAATTAAATGACATTGATCTTCTTATTGGGTCTTTATCAGTTGTTTTGTACGGAAAAACAAAATGCATGTGAGATGCTTCAAAAATATAAAAATGTCCAACTTTTGGATCAAAAAATTTTACATTATCACCAGGATAGACAAACCCTAAACTACCATCTCTAAATTTATGTTTGTGTTTGACATCATTAATTAAGTTTGGAACTTTTAAAAACATCACTGTAGACCAACCTCTTTTATCATGATGTGTATGAGGAGGATTGTATTCATGTGGCTGCATATCGTTAATCCACATAGATGTAATATTTATGTCATTAATAGGATTGTCGCTCAAACCAAAGTGATTCAGTGACATTAAATAATCATTCATATATTTTTTTATTGTTTCCATAATTAAAAGTTTAGGCACAAAATCTGTTACACTTAGTTCAGTGTCTATCCTGCCAGCTAATTTTGCTCCTTTATCTTCTAAATTATTCTTTGACTTATCAAAGGCATTATTTAACTCTTCTATTTCTTTGAGAGGTATGTCGTATCTTTTAATAATTCTACCGCTTAAAAATGTTTTGCTCATACTTTCTTTACGAATTATTACCATTTATTTGTCAACAAAACAATTTAAAAAAATACTGTTGCGAAGATTAAAAATATGCTTACAT